CTTTACAAACCTAATAATCAAGCTAATGTTCTTAAAACAATAGAATTAATTAAAAATAAATATTATGTTTAAAGTTAGTAGTAGTGAAATTGTAAAAATTACTAAAGCCCTTGAAAGAGCAGCTTTTGCAATAAACACCTTAGAAAGGTTAGGTCAAAACAAAATTGTTTTTCTAGAAATTAAGAAAGAAGTAAATGACCTAATAGATGAATTAAAATCAAGGTATGAAATTGAAAAGTTCTCTGAATGGGATAAAAAAAAATAGAATGAATAAAACAGGAGTAAAAGAAAGAGTAGCTGTTTATGATGGTGATTTTATTCCATTTTATGTATGCCATAATAAAAAAGATGAGCCTATTAAAACCTTAGAAGACTGCAAACAGCTTTGTGATGAATTTATCAGAAGCATAAACACTTTAGTGCAAGCAGATAGCTATTTAGGGTATTTAACAATAGGCAAATGTTTTAGGTATATTGTAAACCCAAACTATAAAGCTAATAGGAAATATACAGATTTGCCAGAATTTCTATATGATATTAAGCAATATTTACAAGATAATCATGGGTTTACATTTAATAGTGACTATGAGGCTGATGATTTAGTTGTTTCATTTAAAGCTAAAAACAGCCAATATGAGAGCATTATTATTTCTCCTGATAAAGATATACTAACTTCAGTAGATATTGCTTACAATCCACGTAAAAATGAGTTTGTGGAGAATACTGCTGATGAAATAAACGCTTACTTTTGGAAAAGTATGATTACAGGTGATTCTGTAGATGGAATTAAAGGAATTCCCGGCAAAGGTAAAGCTTTTGCTGATAAATTGTTACTTAACATTGATGACCAAGAGTCATTAAGAGGATTAGTGTTTGATGAGTATATTCTGCATTTTGGAGAATATGAAGGAATAAAAGAGTTTTACAGAAACTATTTAAGTTTAAAAATGATTGATGATTTAGACACAGGAGAATTAAAACTTAACAAAATAGAAAAAATAGACTTTTGTGAATAGGAGAATAGAAATACTTGGTACAAAACCAACAAGATGTCATACATTTGTTCTACCAATGTGTGACATTCATTATGCTAAACTACCATACAATTATATTAATTGTTATCTTTTAGATGACTATATGGTTGTTATGGTGTTTGAAAAGATAGATAGTAATGATTATATTTTTGAGAAGTTTATAGAAAAAATAAATGATAATGATTGTTATGTTAAATATGAAGAAAATTTAGAAGAAATTCTTATTTATCTTAGAGTACCAGGACATAATAAACCTAATTTTGATAAATTTATTAAAGGAAACTATAGTAAATTTGATGATGAATTAAAAGAGTTATTATGTAGGTATTATGGTAGAGAGTCTATTAAAAGCACTCATTCTGCCACAGTATTTAACACAATTTATCCTCAAAAATTTAAGAGAAAGCAGATAGCAGACAGATTAAATGTAGACATAGATCTTATCTATGAGGTTTTAGATGTTATAGACATAGAAACTGAAAAATACGTTAGTCTGTTTGATTTAGAAAAAAACCAATTAAAAAACAATATAATAAATGACAACTAGTAATAAAATTTTATCAGAAATTACAATTTTTAATAAATACGCAAAGTATAATCCTGACTTGAAAAGGAGAGAAACGTGGGATGAGATCTGTAATAGGTATGAGTTGATGATGATTAGTAAATACCCTAATCTACAAAGTGAGATTACAAATAGCATGGATTTTGTAAGGAGTAAACGTGTTTTACCAAGTATGAGAGCAATGCAATTTGCAGGAACTCCTATATTTAAAAATGAAAGTAGGATATATAATTGTGCTTATTTGCCTGTAGATGACTATAGAGCATTTAATGAATCAATGTTTTTATTATTAGGTGGCACTGGAGTTGGATTTAGTGTACAGAAGCATCATATTGATAAGCTACCACCAATTTCTAAACCAACAAAAGAGAAAAAATATATGATTGCTGACTCATTAGAAGGTTGGGCTGATGCTATAAAAGTGTTAGTTAAATCTTATTTTGGGTACAATCAATATAAGCCTAAGTTTAATTATACTGATATTAGGAATAAAGGGATGCGTTTAATTACTGCTGGTGGTAAAGCACCAGGTCCTGAGCCATTAAAAATAGCATTAACACATCTTGAAGCAATATTTGAAAGAAAGCAAAATGGAGATAAATTGACATCACTTGATTGTCATGATATTATGTGCCATATTGCTGATGCAGTATTATCAGGTGGAATTAGACGTTCAGCAATGATTAGTCTATTTTCACATGATGATTATGATATGATGGAATGTAAGTTTGGAAGCTGGTGGGAGTTAAATCCTCAACGTGGAAGAGCTAATAATTCAGCAGTGTTAGAAAGAGAAGTGGTTACAGAAGATAAGTTTAAAGCTATTTGGAAGAAGATTGAATTATCTGGAAGTGGAGAGCCAGGTGTTTATTGGACAAATAACAAAGACTGGGGGACTAATCCATGTTGTGAGATTGCATTAAAACCATTTCAATTCTGCAATTTATGTGAAGTAAATGTGTCTGATGTTGTAAACCAAGAAGATTTAAATATGAGAGTAGGTGTTGCAGCGTTCTTTGGAACATTACAAGCTGGTTATACTGATTTTCACTATTTAAGATCTATTTGGAGAAAAACAACAGAAGAAGACGCTTTAATAGGTGTTGGAATGACTGGTATTGCTTCAGGTAAAGTTTTAGATTTAGATTTAGTAGAAGCTGCAGATATTGTTAAAAAGATTAATAAAATAATCTCTAATAGGATTAAAATTAATTCAGCAGCAAGGGCAACAACTATTAAACCAAGTGGAACAACTTCTTGTGTATTAGGAACGTCAAGTGGTATACATGCTTGGCATAATGATTATTATTTTAGAAGAATTAGAGTTACAAAAAATGATCCTTTATATGGATATATGTTTATGTATCATAATGAAATTGTAGAAGATGATCAATTAAAGTCACATGATACTGCAATTATTACTATACCTCAAGAAGCTCCAATTGGTTCTATACTAAGAACTGAGAGTGTTTTAGATTTACTTAATAGAATTAGTAAGTTTAATTTACAATGGGTAAAAGAAGGTCATGCAAAAGGTGATAATGCAAATAATGTTAGTGCTACTGTTTCTATTAAACCTGAAGAGTGGGATTTAGTTGGGAATTGGATGTATGAAAATAGAGGCACTTATAATGGCATTAGTGTATTACCTTATGACAATGGTAGTTATATTCAAGCTCCCTTTGAAAATTGTACTAAAGAACAGTTTGATAAGTTGAGCAAAAGTTTAACTGACATAGATTTAACAAAAATAGTTGAAAATGACGATAACACTGAGCTAAATGGTGAAATAGCTTGTGGAGGAAATGCATGTGAAATTATATGATAAATGTTTTTAATATAAAGTTTGGTAAATTACAACCACTTAAAAGAGATCCTAATAACAAACTTAAACTTATATGTTTATGTGAATGTGGTAATATTAAGTCAATTAATAGATCACATATAGTTGCTAGAAATACTATTTCTTGTGGTTGCATTTCTAAAAATGGAAAACTAAGATCTAACTGGAAAGGTTTTGGAGATATTTCTGGAGATTTTTGGTGTTCACATATTTTAAGAAGTGCAAAAGGTGATAAACAAGGTAATAAAATTAGAAAACCAAAAGAAATAAACATTGATATTGAATATTCTTGGAATTTATTTTTAGAACAAAATAAGAAATGTGCATTATCAGGATTGGAACTTAAATTTCCAACTAAAGGTAAGGACAAAACTTATACTTCTTCTTTAGATAGAATTGATTCTAATAAAGGTTATATTAAAGGTAATGTACAATGGGTACATAAACATATAAATATAATGAAAAATAAATTTGATCAAGATTATTTTATAGAAATGTGTAAATTAATAAATAACAACAATAAATGACAAAAATTGGAGTAGATTTTGATTTCAATAAGTTAAATAGACCAGCAACAATGGAGGAGTATAAAGCTTCTCCTTGTGCTAGTCATGATAAAAACTCTGAAATGGAAGAACAAGTACATAGGCTTCAGGAGATAAATAAAAACATACTTAAAAGTCAAGCAACTAAAGCTGGATTAATTAGTAAATTA